AAAAATGAAGTCTTCTGGCATACCCCTGCGTTGTTCCGGGGTGAGAGATAACTGCACTCGCTCGCCACCGCTTACTCGATGTGGAATCGGGATGTTGATGAGCGGGTCATGGTGCATATACCACGCTTCTTTTTCACTTATAGAACTAGCTACATCGTAAGACATGTCCTTTCCATCTTCAAGCCCTACGGCGGCGTTACCCGCGAGTATCTGTGACTGTGTAGCGGTCTTCGCGTTGCCAGCCGCCCCGGCTAACTGGTCGGGGTTTCCACTCATATAGTTAGCCCATACGCGAAGACTGTCCAAGAATGATTCAGAATCTCGGTCTCGTCCTCCGAAACTCTTGACTTCCACAGACTTGGGATCACCAGCTATACAATCTCCATCCTCAGACGTTCGCATGTCTTCCACTTCATCCACGGCAGATGGGTCGTAGATAATTATATCCTTCTGACGGCCTGCCTGCTCCATCATCTTGACCATCATCTCATTGGCCATCTTATTCAGATCGTACCACACGCCCACGGGCGCGATAGGAAATGGGTTGTCGGGAACGGGCTGAGATAACGACATATACGTGTACGGTCCGTCCTTCGGCCCGTAGTAGTCGTGGACGGCCAGATAATCGTTGAAGATCACCAAGTTCGGATCGGGGATTACGAGGATAGCGTCTGCCCCCGGAACATATAGGTAGATGATGTCTACATGGTCTTCAAGATCGTTGACTTCATTACGTGCCAACCCATGCTTCGTCATCATCTCGACACGTTTTTTCGATTGAACGTGCGTTGACTTCGGTATACGCATCACGAGATCGTGATCGAACGCGTCGTTATCCATCAACAACTGACGCGGCACACGTACTCTGTCACCGGTGAACGACGCACGATTGAACGACCTACAATCGGGATCTGGTATGAAGTCATCCAAGCTAACATTATCGGTGAACACCATACCGGGGTCGACTCGCTTGTCGCCATACCTCACGAACGAATCACTATCTGCAAGGGCGGTCTTGAATATGCCCATTGAGAAGAACGAATCAACGAGTCCGTACCGCAGCGTATCCTTTTTCTTGGTGCGCCTGTTGTTCTGATCCAGAGCCTTGCCTAACAGAAATGCGTAGTCATCATACTGTACGATATCAGCAGTTACCTGTGTGATAGGATTACGCATGACGTACTGCGGCACTATAGACCGTATGGCGTTATAGACCAAGTTGATCGGTTGTTTGCCCGTTATTCCGTGCGCATCCCTGAAATACTGTCCCACATATGAGGAGATAAACATGGCCCGTGCTCTGCGATGCCGCCCCATACGCTCCATACCCTGCTTAGCCGCAAGGGCTATTCTCTTCGGCACCAACTCGTACATATGTACAACCTTTCCGGTATTTTATCTCAAGTCAAAATTCCTGCGCCAACCGGCTTTATTCCCTTTGCGAGCCTGCTCACGCACCATTTTCCTGTGGCCAGCAGAGCCAACTGGAGGCTCGTGCGTGATGGGCTTCGCATTCTGCTTACCCTTCTTGAGCATAGTCAGGGCGTCTGCCATAACCCTGTCACCATGACACTTTCTCGCGGACGAATTCTCCTCTACAAGTTCGGCGGGTCCGATACTACCATCACCGAACCGGATATACACCCTCGCTTCTTCAAGCGATTCGATAGAGTGGTTTATGATATCACCGTACAACAGCGCTCGATCATACTCAGTGAGCAACTGCTCTTTAGCGTCTGCGGTATTCTGCCACCCATACTTATCAGTACGCTGGTCGTGTACCTTTCCGATGGTGGTGGTACGATGATACTTCGGATACCGGAACTCCTGAACGAGTCGCTTTCCGAGGGTAAGGCCGGGGCCATTCTTCTCCCATATGAGGTATGGTAGATTCTTGCCGCCGAACCACAACGCAAGCGCCACAGCCGTCTTAGCCATTTCATACGGAGGCACAGTGGCGTCAGCCCACTCCGCGATCTTCTCTCCCGTCTCAAGACATCGGATACTTATAACCGAGTTAGAAGCACCCATTCCTTTTGACACATCCATACCGAACACATACGAGAAGTTCTGATTTGGGCGACCGTTTATCAGTTTACACCACAGCCTTAGCTTACCCGCTCGACCTCGACTTATCTTGAGGCACTTTGTGCCCTTCATGCGGATATGCGATGCCAGCGAGTCATCGGATGTGCCATTGGCAAATCCGATATCGAGGGTCATTCGGGACTTACATCCGAACAACGCCGCGTGTGTGGTTATATTCGATGGCGTGAAAAATACGTCGCCACTTTTGATGTCGTCAGCGTCAACTTCCTGCGCCATCTCTATTGGGGATCGTACACTCTCTTCGATGTTGTACCACGGTGAGCGTATCTTATACGCCTGTGTTAATGAATCGCGCTCTACGTAGCGGCCTCTACCCTTCTCAGGGTGATCCCACCACATGAGAGGATAAACCTTTATCTGCCCTGAATTCTTCCAAACTGAATATTCCGTGCCGGGGCCGGCAACTGTAGAATTAACAATGCGCAACAGTCCGGCGTCGCGTGTAGCGGATCGCATCGCTTTTCCATACTTGACCTTTGCAAACTCGTCAAGTAGGATAATGAATCGTCTGTCACCGGATGCTGCGTGCTCAGTTGTGGATTCCCCGTCGATACAACTTCCGTTCAACGCGTTAAGCATGTGCATGTTAGATCGGTTCTTACCTTCCGGCAAGCACTCCGGGGGTCGCATCCACCACGGCAACCATCGGTTGATATAGTCATGTTTCTGGAATAGGGCCTTCATATTGCCCGTCTTGTCCACGTACTCCTTGGTACGGGACATTTCAAGCATCTGCACATCCGGCGTAAACAGCCAGTGCCAATGAATATACGCCAGGCAACACCAACTAGCCCCCATATCACGGGACTTGTTACACAGTATATCCTCACCGTGTTCTAGGCACCAATCGAGCGTATCGAAGAATCGGTCCTGGACTTCCCACGATATCAGTGGCACGTGTTTGATCTTGGCAGGTTTACGATTTCCAGTTGTCGCCCCTATGTCCCACTGATGAAACGTCCAGCAGAACATATTGAGCCAGTATAACTTCGATTCGCGACAGGCAACCAACAGATCGTTTTGAAACCCAGTGTCGCGTTCTGCTCTATCCGCCAACTCCAGGCGTTTCTTCAGATTCGCTATCGGGTTCTTCGGCACTTCCAGTCCTGTTTTTGGACAGCGCCATATTTCGCATTCGCTCGGAAATGGGATTTTTAGCACTGGCTTTATCTGATCGTCCAGCATCTACACCTCCCGCCTGATTCAAATGCGCCACCAAGGCATCGTCAATCTTGCGTGATATCGGAACCTCTCGTGCCTTCTTTTCTTCTTTAACTGTACTGTGTGGCTTAGGTTTGCCCAGAAGATAGTCGAACAGAATAGCCCTGGCTGTTTTATCGGGGGCATGGTACTGCACAAACACCCTCTCGACTGATCCATCCTCCTTCTCCTCATCGGCATACACACTATATCCGAGAGCCTCTTTCCATACCGTTCTGGCGAGGGCTTCAGCACGTGTCACCGATTCGCCCTCTTCCAATTCCACCTTTTCACCGCTCAATTTGGTAAGAAACTTGAGCAGATCCTTCTCGAACTTAGGCGTGGCCACGGCATCACCCTTTACGAAACAGTCGGAATAGCACTGCGCCCAACAGGAGCCACTTCCACGATAATGCTGGTAGAGTTCAGGGTACTAGCGATAAACAGGAATCGGGAATACCCGTTCGTGTTAAGATACGCCTTCGCCATCTCGTTCGCACCAACCCCGTGAGACGACACTGCCTCGAACGACTTATCGACTTCTGTTATTACCAACGTGTCATTCCACAGTTCCGTACCACCACGCGCGATACATGTACCGGCAGTCCACGTCAGCGTAGCCACGTGAACATAATCGTCATTTGTATCACGAGACGCGTATAGCTCTGTCACATTACCATGACCGTCGGAACCAACTACGCGCGAGGAAATCTCCAGAAATTCACTGTTGTGACTGTTGGCCACAAACACGTCGAACTCACCGGATGCCAGGGTAACAGTCTCCACCGTCCTGGCCAATCGACTAGACGATGAGGCTATAACCGCATGCGCTGCGGAGATGGATTTTAGCGGAATACTACAACTTCTATTCACGGGAGTTCTCCTCAAAAAGGGTTGGGCCGACTGGCTACGGTCCCGGAGGGTCGGATAAGCTCCGTGCGAAGGAAAGGAAATGATGACGAGCCTGTGTGTTAACGTAAGGTTTTGGGGTTGAGCCCATCGGACTCGTTCCTATTTATCGCACAGGCTAAAACCAGGGACAGGACTCGAACCTGCGACCTATAACAAGCTCTACCACCTGAGCTACCCTGGTATTGCCCACCGAAGTGGGCTATTCACTTGCCAAAGAGCACGAGATCCATATGCTCTCTAGCAAAACTTATACGGATCGACCCCGTCCTCTTGGAGATCATCATCTCCCGTCGTACATTCGACGGATTGGCGTGCATCTGAAATACGCTGATGTATCGTATCTATGTCAGTCCAGAGGCTATCGCGCATCTTTGGCGTTTCCTTAAGCAGTAGAGCCTGATCAAATGTCATAACCAGCAGTGGGCCACTACCATCAAACGCAACAGTTCGTTCGTCATAGTCGATTTTCACATGTACCCTACTACTGCCGCACATATCCTCAAGGAACATCTGATATGTGTTGCCGACCGATAGCACCACCCGGATATCGGTGTCTTCGACTACGATACACTTACGCCCACCCACCTCCAGGTCGCAGTCTTGTCCTCTCCGTGACGTCACGATAGACACATCCGGTCGTAGTACCGTATCACCCACCACCACGGCAGTGACGTCAGGGCCGACCATCAGGACTTCGTATGCATCCCCTTCAGACGCGCTCTTGTCGGGCAGGATGATTGATCCTTCCTGTTTCTTCTTCCCTGGCATCGCCAGGATCACATGGTTTTTCAAGCATCTCATATCCCCTGTCTCCTTAATCGGTCTTCCATATGCTCATATTCGTCCACTTTCGTTCTCCGTAATAACACACCCCTCTACCCTTACCCTCCTAGCGGTAGCTTTTTTCGACATAATTACCACATTTTCCACATTTTCCAGGAAAAATTTTTCAATTTCGATGACCTCTGGGTGGGGGTAGTCGCGCGCTCGGGGGTGGGCGCGCGAGGGTGGCACGCCGGGGTCCGATAGCCTATGCGGAAAGCAAGATTTTGTTTGCATTTCCTTGAATCATGTTGTATGCTTTACGTAGTGGCAATGGTGCCACACACAAGGGGGCGCACGATGGAACTGGCAATCACGGTGCTGATA